CCCGGTGCCATACTCCCACTCGCTCATGTCGCTGCTTTCGGCGCGATAGCGGTAGGTCTTGCCGTCGGTCAGCGCCGAGGTCGGCGAGCGATAGCCCTGCACCGCGGCAGAATAGACGAAGTCAGCCGTCCCGTTGGAGACCGGGACGAATTTGACGCCGAGCGCCAGCGAGGCCATCACGCAATCCGCAGGATGGCGTTCGAGGCATCGGCCACCGGCATGATCGCGGTGAAGGTGCCGGAAGTGACGGTCTGCGTTCCGCCGAAGTCATGGACCGAGCAGGCCGCTCCGCTGTCCGTCGAGTTATAGATCATGCACCCCGAGGTCGAGAACGACGCCGATGTCCATGTCGGGTCCGGCGAGAAATCGGTAAACGCCGTAGTCCCGGTGGTGGTCGGCTCAACATTGGTCAGGGTGGCACCACCTGCGGTGTAACCAGCGCCTGACACCTCGTCCGAGTTCCCGGTGATGTTGGAATAGTTCGTGCTCGCGGTGCCATAGGTTCCGGTCGGCGACACCTTGATCAGGGCAATCTTGAAGGTATCCCCGCCGGTCTGCGAGAAATTGTGGATCGCCTTCAAGAGTTCTTTCTTGAATGACGTGCACATGGCCGTGGTGATTGCCATGGCTTTAGCCCTCCTGCTTGGCGGCGTGCTGCCGCTCGATCTGCATCACCGAGGCGAAGCGCTGGCGGACGATTGCGCCGAGCGCCTTGCGGCCGACCTCGCTGCGGAAGTGCTCGCCGAACGGGGTGGCATCCAGCAGCGTCAGCAGGTTGCCCATCAGCGCGGTCTCGCGCGGCCTGTCCTCCGGCTTGTCGGCCAGTCGCTTGGCGGCGACGCCCTTGCCGCGGCAGGCGTGCCGCTCGCCGTTCTGCACATGGGACAGTGCGGTCTCGAACAGGTCGAACAGCGCCGGCGCCAGATTGCGCTTGGCCGCGCGCGCCGCGCGCGCCACCTCGCTGTCGGCGTTCTCGTCCACCTGAATGAGGCCGAGCACGTCGCCCACCATAATATCGGCCCATTTGTCCGGGGGATGGGTGCCCCCGTTGGTGATCAGGAATCCAACCATTTTCTTTTTTCCTCAGTGATCGACGACATCGAGGCCGACGATGCGGCCGTTTTTGTCGCGCTTGATGCCGGTGATGCTGCGCCGGCGCGGGGCCGGCGGCTGCGGTTCCCCTGCTTCAGCGCCAGCTTCAGGAGCCGCCATACCGCCCATGCCAAGAGCGTCCAGAGCAGGACCGCCGCCACCACCCTGACCGTCATCGGAAGCACCCGGCGCGGCGGCGCGGGCGGCAACATCGGCGGTTGCGGCATCGAGCGGGGTGCCGTCGGGGGCAAGGCCGCGGGCGGCGTTCTGGATGCCGCGCAGGCGCTCTGCATGGTCGAGGCCCTTGTCCATCGCGCTGCCCATCTGGTCGAGGTGGCGCATGTGGTTGTCGAACTGCATATTCTCGACCTCGGCCTTAAGCCGCTCGGTGTCGAGGCCGACGCGGGCGGCGTTGACCAGTGCATCCACGATGGCCTTCTTGGCCTGCGCCTGATTCTTGGCGGTCTCCGACTTGAGCTTGTCCAGTTCGGGACCGGCCATCGGGTTCTGGTTCGGCGGCCCTTCGATGATGAAGCGCTTGCCGCCGTCGCGGTAGCCGGCGGCGCCGAACACCTCCTCCATCACCGCTTCGGAATTGATCTTCTTCTCGCCGGTCTGGAACTTCTGATCCAGTTGCAGGAGCGGCATCGCCACCTGCACCGCGCTCTGGAACTTGGCCAGCCGCTGCTGCGGATCGCCGGCCCCCAGGCCGACATTGACGCGGATGGTGACCTCGTTCTCCAGCAACTGGTCGGTGATCTCGCTGATGCCGTACTTCTGCATCAGCTTGGCCTTCTGCCCGCACAATCCCAGAACGATCGGGTCGGACTCGTAATACTGGATCAGGCGGACGATCTGCGACAGCACCGGCTCGCACCACGTCTCGATCCATACCCGGATGTCGAACTCCTGCACCGCGTTGGCGGCGCCGGCAGCGAGCTTGAGGCCGCCCAGCGTCTTGCCCAGCGCGTTGTTGTCGGCCACCGTGCCGTAGTTCTGCTGGCCGGCCAGATCGTCGAACTCGATGTCAAGCTGCTGCTTCATCATCTGAACGCCGGAGGAGATGTCTGGCACCTTCTCCCAGGTCACGTCGTCCTTGTTGTTGACCATGATCGCCGAGCCTTGGCCGCGCCGGCGCAACTGCTCCAGATCGATCTGCCGGCCGCGCACCACCTTGGCCACCGGCATGACGTTCTGCTTGATGGCGTCGAGCGTCAGGTTGCGCAGGTCGTTGGCCTCCTGCTGCAACATCTGCCAGGATTCCGCGTTGGACATCGGGAAGATGCGGAACGCCTCGAAGGCGCCGTAGCCCATCACCAGCGGGCGTTGGCCGAACTGCTCGGGGTAGACCTCGCGCACCGGGCGCGGGTCGGTCAAAAGGTACTTGTGGCCGACCGACAGGAAGGTCCAGTCCTCGCCGCCGGTGCGCACATAGTTCTCGTAGACCCAGATCACGTCGAAGGTGTTGCCGGTCTGGCTCTCGTCGTAGCGGTCCAGCCCCTGCTCGCGGGCGCGGCGGATCGCCTGCATGTCCATCGAGGACGGGTCGGAGGCGCCCTTCAACTGCGCCTCGGTGAGCGGATTCCACGGCATTCGCGGATCGCGCTGCTTGCGGCGGATTTCGTCGATCCGCATCGGCCAGCGGATGATAACATAGGCCGCCGATTGCGCCGGGTTGGTCCATTCCGCGGCCGGGTCGATGTCGAAGTTCTCCGGCGGGATCAACTGGCAGTCGGGGCGGTCGATGTCGGGAATCCACACCTCGCGCTGCATCCGCTCGCCGGACGCCTCGTCGATCTCGTCGGACTCCTCCAGCCCGTCGCGGCGCAATTCCAGTTTCCATGACTGCTTCGACAGGCAGATGCCGGTCAGTTGCGATGTCTGCCGGGCGCCCAGCGCCACATGAAACCACGGGATCGACGCCTTTTCCGAGGCGCGGTCGGTGCGGAAGTTGACCAACTCCTGAATGATCGCAGCGGACGCGCGCTGCACCGGGTCGGCCTCGTTGCCGGGCAGGCAGGACACCGCATCGAGCGAGCCGAACAGCGAGGCCGCCACCGCCGCCAAATCCTTGCGGATCGCGGCGCGGGTTTTCGGGATGAACAGCTTGGAGCGGTTGTCGTACTGCGGGCTTCGATACTTCGAGCCGACGAAGTGCTCCTGATGGTAAGCGCGGTAGACCCTGGCCCAGGATTTGCGGTTGACCTGCGCGATATACATCTGCGCCTGCGCTTCGGCATCGCGCACCATTTGCAGGAACTCGGTGTCGGTCGGCTTGTCGTCGAAGTCCGCGGTGCCGTCGTTGCGCGTTACCAGGTCGCCGCCGGCGGTCTCGGCGTGAGCCTGCGCCTCATTCTCCAGATCGGACGCTGCGCGCGGCCGGTTCAAGCCGTCCTCGCCGGGCGGCTGGGCGTCGAGGAATCCCATTTACCTGCGGCCTTTCTGCGCGTCGGCGAAGTCAAACCGCTCCTTGTTGGTCTTGGCGGCGAAGTATTCGCCAAGGTCGATGGCGCCGCGGCGCAACCCCATCCGCTCCAGCAACTCGCCGGCGCAGATCATCACCAGTTTGGGGGTGAGATCGGCGAACTGCCCCAGGTTGATGACGTAGCGCAGGCTCGGCCCCATCAGTTCGGGGATGCCGAAATACACCACGCCCTGCCGCGAATCCGCCACCACATGCCACGAATAGCCCGGATAGGACTTGACCAGCACGCGGGCGACATCGCGGGCGATGGTGGTGTCGAACAGCTTCATATCGTCCGGCGATCCGTCGAGCGGCGGCACGTAGCCCTGCTTGATGGTCTGCCGGATGCCGCGGTGCTCGACATCGTTCTTGGCGAAGATGCGCGGGGCATCGGAGATGTCGGTCATCTCGGTCATGAGGCGGCGTCTCCGGTGTCTGGCGCATAGGCGCCGGATTTCTGGTTGTCGCCGCGAAAGACGCGGCCGGTGAACTCGTAGAATATCTCGTTGCGGCGGGCGCGCTCGAAGTCGGGGTCGGCGCGCACCACCAGCACCTTGAAGGGGATTTCAAGGCTGCGGATGCGGGGAACAGGCTGCGTGGTCATGTGCGTTGTCCGTTCAGAATTGGCGCATCGACGGTGATGGTCTCGGCGCGGCGGCAGGATGGACAGATCACCTCGGGGGTTGCGATCTTCGACCACAGGAAGCGTTCCTTGCAGTCGCATTCGATGGCGAGACATTGCGGGGCGCCGCGGCCCTTCAACAGGGCCGGCACCTGATCGAGCACCTTCATGGGGCGTGAACCTCTTAGCTGTCCGGGTGGACCGGCATTTCGGTAGCGACCGCCTCGAACGGCGTCGGCGCCCGCGGCTCCATGTCGTAGACCCGCGAGGTGGCGTCGAGCATGTCGTCATGCGGCGCCACCGGATGGAAGCGCGCCTCCTCGATGAACGTCCTGGTCAGATCGTAGACCACACCGTTTTCGTCGAGCCGCTTCAGGGCGGTGACCATACGGTGGGCCTGCTGGGTGACCTCGGCGTAGCGCATGTTGCGGGTCGGCCCATGCATCGGGCGGTAGACGATGGTGCCGACCGGCGGGTTGTTGGTGCCGGAGGCGCCGGCCTCCTGCATCCGGGTGAAATCCTCCTTCTGCCAGACATCCCACAGCGCCTGATTGCGGTAAGGCCCACCGAAGTCAGGGTGATAGACCACCGCCGGCAGATAGAAGCGCCCGCCCCGCATGTCCGGCTCCAGCCGCTCGATGCGGTCGGTCTTGGAGAAGGTGTTGTCGCGCGTGGTGTTCAACTCCTCGATCTGGATGTTGATGCCGTCGCGCTGCATGTTTTCCTCGATCACCTCCAGATCGACCTGCATCCCGTAACGCTCGTAGCCGACGCGGCAGACCTGAACGCCGGGATGGTTGCGCCACTTTTCCTCCAACTGCTTGATCAACTCATAGCGCCGCGACAGCCTCATGCGGTGGCAGTAGCCGTCGAGCAGGTACTTGTTGCCGTGCTGGTCGATACCGATCACCGCGATGGCGGTGCGGTCGGAACGGTGGGTGCCGCCCTTGGAGGGGTCGCACATGATGTAGACGTTCAGAATCGCCGGCACCATGTCGTAGTGCCTGAAGGTGGTGGCGTCGAACGTCGAGGTGTTGCCGGCCAGCGGGTCGAGCAGCATCTGGGCGTTGACGGTGGACTTCTGCGCCTGCTTGACCTTTTCCCACACCTCCGGCGACAGAAACACCGGGCGGCCTTTCAGGGTGCCGTCGTGCGTCGCCGGGTAGCGCCGCTCCTTGAGCACCTTGCGCTCCAGCAAAATCCCGTAGGAATCGCCGAACGAATATCGGGTGCCCCAATGCCACTTCCGGGTGCCCTGCGAGTGGCCGAGGTTGTCGCTCATTTCCCAGCGCAGCGTCACCTTCTTGATCATGTCTGGATTGGTGACGAGCCGCTCGGTGACCAGATCGTCGTAGTTGAGCAGACGGAAATGCTTGCCGGTCGGCATCGCGTCGAGGATGCCGTGAGCCTCGAAGGTCGATTCCTTCGGGTTGCCCTTGCGGCGGACGATCAAGCCTTCTTCCTGCGACCATTTCGGCGCCTCGCGGCGCGGGTGCTGCCAGAACACATCCGCATGGATGCGCTTCAAGTCGGCGTTGGTCTCCAACTCCTGCTGAATCTGCACCAGGAACGGCTTGGCGATGTCGGAGGTGCAGGACAGGATCGCGATCGTGATCTCGGGATCGACGATCACCTCCTGAATGAGGCCGGCGAAGGTGCCGATTGAACTTTTGTAGTGGTAGCGCGCCCACAGGTCCAAGTGTCCGTCGGTATCGGCCTCGACCTCCCGGCAGCGCTCGAACAGCCACGGATGCCATGCATCATGACGGTGCAGCGTCACCGTCAGCAGGTAGAACCGATCATTGGCGTTGAGCAGCGCCCGGTCCGTGTCGGTCAGATACGGATCGATGTCGGCATAGAAACGTAGCGTCTCCTCGAAATCGAGATAGGGAAGCTCGTCGAGGATGAAGCGCTTCAACTCCTCATTGTCGCGGGTGAGGTAGCGGCTACCTCTAAGCTCGCGGCGTGACATGGCCCCGGATCAGCCGGCGCCACGCAAGGCGGAATTCGCCGCACCAGCTTTCTTTGGCCACCGCCGGGAACAGGTAGTGGACGCCGACGCCCGGCTCAAGCTGCACCTGCGGCGGGGCACGGTGGCAGTACAGCCGATCGCCATCGGCCTCGGCGAAACGGCATTTGTTGCATGTTCTGGTCATGCTGTTGCCTTCTCTCTGGCACGCATGAACTGCGTGATCTTGCTCGACAACTCGCTGGTCTGCGGCCCGCCGTCGGCGTGCGCCGGGGTGACATCGATCAGCCGCGGCATGTTGCTCTCGCGCGGGGCGGCCGGCATGTCGTCCCCGGTCAATTTGAGATTGTCGGCGACCTGCGACATATCGTTGAGGAAGCAGCCGACCTCCTTCGGAAGCAGCGACAGCGCCTCGCGGCGCCGGATCACCGCCTCTGCCAGCATGATGCCGGCCACCATGGTGGTCTTGGAGAACTGCTCTTTCAGTTCGAGCGTGCTTTTCTGCATCAGCTTCTCGAAGTCGTCGCCGACCATTTCGTCCGGCTTGCGCGCCTCGTCCAGCGCCACCCTGACCGCGGCCATTTCCGGAGAATCCTTGAGAGGAGGGGTCTTGGCGATCTGCTCGGTAGCTTTGGCGACCTTGGCGCGGACCTGCTTTTGGCTCCGCTGTTTCTCGCGGACCTTGTTGCTGAAAATCTCGCTGCCGGCCACCTTCCCGGCCGCCCTGGCCAGCGGCGACGAGATAAATCCGGCGCGCTGGTAGCGCGAGACGGTCTTGAACGAAATCTTCCAGCCCATCTGCGTCATCTTGTCGGCGACGCTGCGAACGGTCGGGTTGGCCAGCGCATTCCAGACGCGGCCGACCTGCTCGGGCGTCGGGATGCCGCCGGGCTGGTCGAACGCGATCTCGTGGCCGTTCAGCGGCTCCGGCGCGGGTGTGGATTCCTCACTCATACGGGTGTTCCGAACATGGACAGGTCCGGCGCGCGCGGCGGCGCAGCCTTGGCCTGCAAGGTGGATGTGGGCTCGACGGGATCGCCGAACGACGACAGGTCGGGCGCCTCGCTCTCCAGCGGGGTGCCGAAGGCAGCCAGATCGAGGCCGCCGCCACCGGACCCGCCGAACTTCTGCCGGCGGGTGTCGATGTCGCCGGTGACCTCGGCGAGCAGCCGGCCGACATTGCCGGCCTTTGTGAAATGCGGGTTCTGCGCGATCTCGTTCGGCGTGAACACCGCGTCGATCGGCGTCGCCGGGTCCATCTGCATCATGCGCGCGGCGCGCGCCCCGCCGAAGTGGTGGCCGGCGTAGGATTCGGCGTCGGAGACCTCGCGGCCCAGCCGCTTGGCCATCTCGCCGCGCACGTCGCGGATGAAGCGCGCCCAGCCGGCGGTCTGCTGGTACGGATCGTCGGACTCGCCGATGCCGTATCTGGCGCGCAGGTCGCCGCGCATCTGGAACAGCCCGCGGATGGTCTTGGAATTGCGCGCCTGCGGGTTGAAGCTGCTCTCGCGCTCGGCGAAGGCCAGCGCGGTGGCCGGATCGATCCCGGCCTCCTCTGCCGCCCGGCGGATCGCGGCCTCAATCGCGGCGCGCATCGCCTTTGCTCTTGCGCCGCTTCACCGACCACGGCATCAGGCGGCGCCCGCTTCGGCCGCCGGCTCGATCTCCTCGATCACGAGGCGCCGGGACGAATGGATATAGACCTCGCGGGCCTCGCCCTGCTTGAGGACGAAGGTGTCCACGGTGGTGAACTCGTTGGGGACATACTTCTGCGACTTCGGGTCGTAGAGCTTGTCCTGCGTCTTGACCCGGACATGCCAGTGGCTGGTGTCGGGGCACTCGATCTTGACCTTGGTGGTCATGGCGGCTTCTCCGTGGGTGGTGCCGCCCCCTGGAATCGAACCAAGACCGTTCCGCTACAAGGGGACTGCTCGGCCTTCGAGCTAAGGCGGCTGAAAATGGCGGGGCCGCCGGCAGTACATCCGTGCTGGCGGCCCCTTGCTCTGCGCTGTGTAATCAGTTGCTGGTTGCGCCGGCGGGAGAGAGACGCTGGCTTTTCGGCTTGCGCCTTTCTCCCGCCATCGACCGGACCCCGACGACATCTGCCGGACGACATCGGGTCCAATGGCCGCCCCGCAACCAGACCGTTCTCGGTCAGCGAGCCGGCGGTGCTGGCTGGGGAGCCCAACCGCCGGCGAAGTGGCGATCCACACATTGAGGACCGGGGACCAACGGCCTGCCCGTTCGGGCGAAACTGGTAGCGGGAGAGGGATTTGCACCCTCGACCTCTCGGTTATGAGCCGAACGAGCTACTGCTGCTCTATCCCGCATCAGGCGAATCACGCCACCCTGATGGTTTTGACGATAGGGGTTCCGTCAAACCTGTGTCAAGTCCTTATGGCGCTGGCACAACCTTGATTCCACAAGCCGATCTCGAATTGTGTCTCACTCCGAATCGTCGCCATCGAACAAGAGCAGCGAGACACAGCCCAGCAGCCATAGCCCGACCATGAAGATCGCCACCGCGCTATCGCGGACGACGGAAAGACGACAACGCCAACATTGCCAGAAAAACCTCTCGCACCACGTAAGCTGACTCCCTCACCTCAAGAAGTTCAAACAACTGCCTCTCCCCCGCAGCAATCATCTGCGGAGTAACTTCAATCTCGGGCGCGCCAGCGTCAGGCGGCTTGCTGTTATTTGTAGCCATTTTCTATAGTCCCAAGCTTGGCAGCGACTTGAGCAACGCCGCCAGACCGATGCCGAACAGCGCAGCGATCGCCAGCCCGATCATGATCACGGCGGCGAGGGTGGAGGGGTTCATGGGCTTGCTTCCTCGTGCTGGGTCTCGATGAACACCTGCCAGCCGCGCGGGGTGCGCAGCGACAGCCAGCGGTCGCCGTCGAACACATGCTCCTCGATGTCGCGCATGCTGCTGAAGCCGGCCGAGGTGTCGGCCGGCCGCAGGGCACGGTAGAGCGTCCTGGTCGCGCCGCGAACGTCCGCCGGCGCCCGCCACGAGGCGTCGGAAGCCGCCATGGTCCATGACGGTGCGGCCACGAGGACCGCCAGCAGCCCATAGGTGCTCAATCTGCTCATGGGCGCTCATCCCCATGAGCCAAGCACCTATGCGGCTCCTCCGGCAGCCCCAGCTTGGCCAGCGCCTCGGCGTGGGGCAGGGTGATCGGCCGCGGGTTGATGTAGCCCTTGCCGCCGTCGATCACCCGGCGGATCGACTGGTTGACCTGCCGGCGGGCGGCTCCGGCCACCGCGCCGGGGATGCGCCGGCTCTTATCCTTGGGCATCGGCGGCCTCCCCGAAGATGTGGCGCGGCTGAACGGTGCCGGGCAGGTGGCTGGCGATCTGGCGGAAGTAGGCTGCTTGGCGGCGCCGTCGCGCCGCCTCCCGGCTGCCGGGACCGGCCACCGGATAGACCCGCGGCGTCCAGCCGCGCTTGGTGATGCCGCGCGATGAGACGATGCCGCGCTGGATGAGCGGCACTCCCATCGGCGCGAAGAAGTCGCTCAAGCCGGCCCGCGGGAACGACAGGATGCCCGACAGCATGGCCTTGAAACTGATGGCAGTCATTGGGCTTTCCCCTGCAATAAGGTGATGGCGGCTTCGATCTCGGCAATGCTGCGGGCGCAGGATTGCGCCGCCAGCCGCTGTTCCTTGGCGAGCTTTATGGTCTCCTCGAACTCCCTGATCTTCATCCGCCGCACCTCGTCCAAGCGCGCGATGCGCTCGCGCAGCGCGCGGATGGCGATATGCTCGCGGCCGGTCTTATCGCTCATGCTTGCTCTCCTTCTTGTCGCGGTCGCGGGCCGAGACCAGCCCAAATTCCACCGCCAGCATCCGCAGCACCACCGCGACATGCGGGCGCAAGCTGGCGTCGATCTCGACATCCTCGACGCAGACCTCATCGAGCCGCTGCTTGGCCAGCGGGAAGCGGTCCAGCACCTTGATGGCGCGGTTGTAGCGCTTGCGGGCGCGTCGGGCGGCGCGCTCGTAGTCGGCGATGGTGCCAAGCCGCTCATGCTTGGCGATCACGTCCTGCGCGCCGGCGGTGCCGCGCTCGTAGGACGGCGAGCGCGCCAGCCGCGAGCCTTCGACGAAGAAGCGCTCGTACTGGCCCACGATCTCGGCGTAAAGCCGCGCCGCGTAGCCTTCGGCGCGGGACAGGTGGCCGAACAGCACCCAGCGCGAGATCACCGATCCCAATTCCGGGTTCTGGCCGACCTTAAGCACCAGATCGTCGATGTTGTCCTTGATGCGCTTCCACGCCACGCGGGCGTTGCGCTGTTGCGGGGTCTTGGAGCGCGGGTACTTCTTGACCGCGCTGATGGATTTGATCGGTGGCGTGGTCACTTTGGCCTCGACGGATTGCAGCATTTTAAGGGGTGCCCATGGATGGTGACAGCGGTGTCAGTAGCCGGCGCGGTCGAGCACGTTCATCAGCGCGTGCGCCTCCTCGCCGGACAGCACGAACGGTTCATAGGGGCCGACCCGGATCATGCGATACCGACCAACGACGCCACACACGATGTTGGTCTCCATCTCCTCGCGCTGCTCGCGTTTCATTTCGCCAAGCGCAGCCTCGGTGTAGGTCATGGTCGCCGCGCGGTCCTCGCTATGCTGCGGCGTCTCCGTCACCTTCCAGCCAGCATCATTGGTGGGCGGCAACTGCTGGGCGATACCGAGCAGCGTCACGATGTTCTTGGCGCGCTGGCGAATCAGCCGGCGCAGTCTTGCGGCCTCGGCGCGCAACGCCTTGGAGCGCGCGGTGGGCCGGCCCTTGTTGGCCTTCTCAAGCGCCGCCGCCCGGCGCGTCAGCGTCCGCCACGAGGCGGCCGGCTTCGGCCGCTTGCTGGTCATGGTGGATTTCTTCGTCGCGGTCTTGCCCATGGTGATCGTCTCCGGGTGCGCGGTCGAGCGGGATGCCCAGCCGCTTGTGCTTGGTGTAGTGCGCCACGATCTCGCCGACCGTGGGCGGGGTGAAGGGGTGTGCCTGGCGCGGACGCGCCAGCGGATCGGCGTCTGGATCGAGGCCGAAGCCGGGGCCGTACTTGGCCTCAAGCTCGCGCCGGGTGCGCCGCTTGGCCGGCGGCAGCGCCGGATGGCGCACGGCATCGCGGTTGAAGATCGCCTGCTTCTGCGCCGGCGGAATCTGCGCGTTGGCCCATTGCGCCAGCAGGAACGTGTAGTGCGCCACGCAAGCTTCCCGCACCTCGAACACCGAGGGCAGGAACGGCATCGCCGACGCCAGCCCCTTGGCCGGGTGGCAGACGTGATCGAGCACGCAGGGCGGGAAGTCGGCCATCACCACCGCCCATGCGGCGGCGAAGGTGCGCGGGTCATCCGCATCCGACCTGCGGAACTGTCCCGCCAGCGACTGCGCCTTGGCCAGCGCCATCGTCGGTCCCGCCACCAGACAGAGCGGCGAACTCGGCGGCAAGTTCGGCGGCAGCGGCGGCCACGGAGTTGGTTTTGTGTCGTGTCGCATGGGCGATCTCCCGGACTTCGGCTGCGGTGGCGACCGGCCGCGGGCCGGCCAGTTCGGCATGGGCGCGGGCAATCGCCCGCTCGAAGTATTTCAGCGTGGACGGCCGCTCGCGGCCGTCGGCCATGACGTTGCGGACGGTGGACAGGATCGTGTCGGCCGACCATGCCGCAAGCCACGCCTGCATCAGCGCCGGCGCCCCGAACGAGCCGCGCGAGCCCTCCTCGATCCGGGCCGCGGCCAGCACCGCGTCGGCGAGCCGGAACGCCTCGTCGGTGATCAGCAGCCGCTGGCCGACCGGCGGCTCCGGCCGCTTGGTCAGTTCCAGCCGCGGCTTGGCGTGAGGTTTGGGGGATTTCCCCGCCCCGGCCGCGGCCCGGTAGCGCGCAAATGCCGCGTCCCAATCGGTCGAGAACGTGCCGGCCTCGCGGTGCTCGGCGGCGAAGGCGTTGAGCACCGGCAGATCGTCTGGCGCGATGCTGCCGGGGCGCGGCACCCAGCCGTCGATGGGCGTCCCGAACGGCGAAGGGCCGGGGTCTGGGGGCGGTTCGGGGACTTCCGGCGGCGAGGGATCGGGTTCCGGGGGCGGATGGACCGTGGCTCGCGCGCGCGCCCGCGCACTACCACCACCACCTTTCTTTCTTCCTCCTTCTTCTCCCTTTCCATCCTCCATCTGCGGGGCAATTTCCCCACTGGTGGGGGAGGAGTGGGGTACTGGTGGGGTAGGAGTGGGGTACTCGTTCTCCACCGCTTCCGGTGTGGTGGCGGATTCCGTCGCGGTGACGGCCTCGGATTCCGCCACCAGTCCCACATAGGCGCGGTACTCGGCCGGCAGCGGGAAGCGGCATGACGGCTTCTTGGGGCGCTGGAAGCGGCAGAAGTTTCTCACCAGTCCGTAACTCTTGCCGTCATGGGTGAACGGCTGGATGCAGTCGAGGCCGGCCAGTTCGGCCAGCACGCCGGCCATGTCGAGGTTGTCAGCCGGGAAGATGCGGGCCTTGAGCACCAGCGGCTTGTGCTCGAACACGCCATGATCGTCGCATTCGGTCCAGATGCCGATCATGGCGACGCGGGCGGCCATCGAGGCGCTCATGAACGCCTCGTCGGTGAATAGGCCGGGATGGACGGAGCGGATGCGGCTCATGGTGCCTCCTTCGGAAGATCGGTCTTGCCCTCCCAGCCCTTGCAGGCCGCGGCTCGGACCAGAATGTCGCTGGCGCGACCGCCGGTCCACAGCGCATGGGCCAGCGCGCATTTGTGATACTTCTTGGAGAAGCGCCGGGTGACATGGTGCCGGCAGGTGTTGCAGGTCTCGCCGGCCGGCCCGGTGCCCGGCGGGGCGTAGTAGCCGCGCGGCTCGACATAGTGTTTACCACGCTTGGCCACCTCGACGGTGCGGCCGTCAATCGTTTTGTAGACGATGGCCTGCGGCAGGCCGCCGAACAGATCGGTCATGGGGCGCCCCTTGGACAGAAGCCTCCCCGGCCGTAGCCGGAGAGGAAGCATGTGGTGAGAGCGTCAGTCGCGGTGGCCGAACAGCGGCGTGATTTTGGTGGCGGTCTCGATCTCGCCCATGATGTTGCGGAACGCGGTCTGCCGCACGTACTCGCGCCGCCACAGTTTGATGCCGAGCTTGAGCTTGCCGTCCTCGATCTCGTTGCGCAGCAGCGCGCGGACATTGTAGGCGCGGTCGTTGAAGTAGACCGGGATCGACAGGGTGAACTCGCGCGGGACATCCACCTCGCCCTTGCCGCGTACCCCGGCGGTGTCGGCATACATGAAGCGCTCGGCGGTGTTGCTCTCCGCCCGCACAACGCTGGTGAACTCGACGTTGCGCAGCCCCTGAATGTCGCGGCAGACCTCGATCAGGTCGGCGGTGGCCGGCGCCACGATGTCCACGGCATTCTCCTCCAGAAAGCGCACGAACTGCAACTGGCCCATCATCCTGCCGTCGATTTCGGTCCACGTCCGCCATTCCTCGGCGAATGGTATGGTCATATTGGCGCGGTGGGCCACCAGATCGGCCTGCGGCTCCGCCGCAATCCCCGGCTTGTGATAGTCGATGGCCGCCTCGATGCTGCTGGTGCTGAGGCTGGCGAACAGCATCGTCGCATCGCTCTTGAAGCGATTGACATAGGCGATCAGCGAAGCGGCGTCATGCATCTGCACCACCTGGGACACATAGGTCGGGCGCGGCGGCGGCAGGGTGTGCGGCGGGGTGACATCATTGAGGTCGTATCCGCCGTCGCCATTGGGCAGCACGATCAACTGGCGCTCGCCATTCTCCGGCTGCCCAATGTCGATGGCCACCGGCTGCATCAAGCCTTCGATGGTCAGGTCTCGGATGGTCTCGGCGTGGTTCTTCTCGGTCACGGGGCTTTCTCCTGATGAAAAATGAAATGGTGGTGTCGAAAAGCCCGCCCGATGGTGTCACCGGGCGGGGTCACGGTCGGCCGGTCAGCCGGCGCCCATCGGGTTGGTCATATTCCCGGCCACCGCGCCGTGCATCGCCTCGACGCGCTGGCGGTCCAGCGACGTGACGCCGGGGCGCTCGTCGTCGTCGAACATCTTGGTCTGCGCCGGATCGTCGCGGCTGATATTTCCCTTCTCGTCGATGAAGAAGATGGCCTCCGGGATGGCGGTCTGCGGCACCTTGGCCTTGACCGAACCATCGAAGGTGTACTCGTTGCCGCCGGTCTTGGACGGCTTGACCTTGAGGGTGACGACGATCTCGCCGACCTTGTTGGTGGCCCGGCAGGCTTTGGCGACCTCGGCCAGCTTCTCGTTGATGGCGCGGTTCAGCGCACCGCGCCGGTAGTGGGTCACGATGTCGAGGAAAAACATGGCTGCTCCATGTGGTTGAAGGGATCGAGACTGTGACAAGGTGGACCGCCGCCGTCACCGGCGCCGGTCAGTTATCCCCGCTCTCCGGCGGGTTGGTGTGGATCGTTGGAGGGTTGCCAGCCTGCCCCTTGACAGGCTGATTCGCAATGCACGCTTTGCGCGTCTCCTCCACCTGCTGGAAGGCTTTTGTCAGCGCGTCGGGATAGACGGTCGGGCCGTAGACCTCGACCATGTGACCAAGCGCGACGCAGTCCAGCCCGTAGACGACGGCAAAAAACTGCCATCCCTCGCGCACGTCCCGCCGGGTATCGGAGCCGCCATTGAGCGGGATCGACAGCTTGCGGGCGCCGATCATCAGCAGGTAGTGTTCGAGCGCGTGCCAATACTCGGCCTTGGCGCGGTCGGCGCCGGCATAGATGGAAAAGCTCATGGCTTGCGCTCCTCCTCTACCAGATCGGCCGCGATGCGCGCGCCGGTGATCTTGCTGGCGCAGGCGCCGCACAGGTTGCCGGGATCGGTCCGGCCGTGCCTGATCTCGTTGGCGCGGTAGGCCGGCCCGAACCAGCCGATGCCCAAATCCACCTTGCCGCAGCGGTCGCAGGTATCGTTCCGCATCACACCGCCTCGTCGCGCTTGATGTAGGCGCCGTAGAGCTTGTTGGGGGCAAAGCCCTTGAGGCGGTGCAGCCACACCGCCCATTGCGATTCGACGCCGCGCTTGAAGTTGCACTCGGCGCAGGCGATGCGGGTGTTGGCGATGGTGTCGAGGCCGCCCATGGCGCGCGGGATCAGGTGCTCCAGCGTGCGACTGTTCGGCTCCATCCGGGGGCAGGTGGCCCTGACGGTCGGCCGGCCGCACCAATGGCAGTCTGCGCCATGCCGGCGCAGCGCCTCGCGGGTCAGCATGTCGCGCACCGCCGGCACAATAGGCGGGCGCGGAATGAAGCGGTAGCGCAGACCAAGCCATGCCGGAGTGTGCGGCGGCGGGTGGTCGTTGTTGGCCTCGGTGAGGTGGTATTTGGCCATGCCCGGCTCCCTCAATCGGCCGCGGTCATCAGATAGCGGTCGGGCCACGCCGATCCGCCCTCGGTGTAATACTTGACGCGCTGGTGCTCGGGCCGGCCGCGGTTGGTGTCTGGCAGGAACGTGATGTGCGGCTCCTGCCAGTTGATCGGCACCTCAAGCCCATAGTCGGGCCGGCGCAGCATCAGCCACCACGCTAGCGCGGTGCCGCGGTGAGGAGTGAGGATGATAAGCGGGACGCTCACCGCAGCGTCTCCCGCAGCCGCCGGTCAACCCCGGCCTCCATATTGGCTGCCAGCGACTGGTGCACCGCCGGCGCGAAATAGTCGTCCCACATCGTGACCGGCGAGGCGCCGGACTTGGATTGCAGCAGCAACAGCATCATGGTGTTGATCGCCACCAGCGTCTTGGCGGCGTCACCGGAGTCCATATCCATCAACTGATCGACCAGCGGCTCGGCGCGGGCGGTGATGGCGATGCACTCCTCCACGGTGGCGGGGCGGGTGTTGGCGTCTCCGGCGGTGGTCATGACAGGCGCTCCTTGGGCGGGTGTGCGGCGTGGGTGGCGAGGCGGGCAAAGACGATCAGGGGGCTGGCGCTGGCCCCGTCGGCGGTATCGACGGCGCAGAAATTGGCCCGGCCGATGCCGATGGCGGCCCATGCCGCCTCCAGCTTGTGGCTAAGCTGGCCGGGTATCACCTTGTCGGGGTCGGTGATCGACCAGTCGATGGCCGGCACGGTCTGCGCCAGCACCGCGGCCTCCACGGCCAGATTGTGGTCGGCGAACAGCCCGCAGCCCATGCCGGTGTCGAGGTGGATCAGGCAGGCCAGCGCGATTGGCAGCGGGATCGGCGCGTGCAGCGCGAAGTCGCGCTTGTAGACGCCGAAATGGCCGCGCATGATGCCGTAAGGCCATGTCGTGATGGGCTCGGTGGGAGCATCGGCAAAGACGCTGCGCGCGGCAAAGCGGCCGGCAATCCAGCCGGCCGGGGCGTTGAGGTGCGCCCGGAACGCCTGCCACTCGGCCCAGGTCAGGCGCGGCTCAGCCGGGCCGTCCTCCGCCCCGGCCGGCGGCACGATCTCGATGACGCCGGCGCCGAGGGCGGGCTGCGACCACGCATGGCGGCTGCGCCAGCGGCGCCAGAGACGGCCGATCATGAGGCGCCCCCTGACGGGGCGGCCTGCTCCAAGAGCGCTGCGCAGTCGCGCAGGAAGCCGGTGACCTCGGCCTGCGACCTCCCCGGCGCGTCGTTGAACTCGATGACGGGATGGACGCCGGTATACGCCGTGCGCTCGCTGACCGCCTGCCGGGTCAAGACCTGCCAGATCGCCCGGCCGATCATCGACTGCTGCACGCTGACATCGCCGTCGGCCAGCCCGGCGAGGTACATCTCCTTGTAGACCGCGCCGTAGATCGACCAGTACGCGGCGTCGGGATCGAGGATGCGGCACACCACGTTGCCGGTGGTGCGGGCGTGGGCGCCCTGCGTCCAGCCGTAGGTCTCGATGCGCTCGGCCGCCCGGCGCACGATGCCGGCCGCGGATTGCGCCGGCATCAACTCATCGCTCATGATCTAAGCCCCTGTGTCAATTAAGATAATGCTAAAACGAATCAAGCCGAGACACATCGGATAACGCAAAGCCTACCACGGCTTACGTGGCCCCGCCTCAAGTTGTGTCACGCTATCCACACGCCCCGCGTCCCGTGTCATGGCCGGGGACCACATTGGAGGGGTGGTGGGCAAGACACAATTTGACACACCGCGGTGTCGGTGATGTAATGCGCGGACCAGCACCTCCGCTGGCAATAGGAGAGGGCGCGATGCGCAAGACGACATCCATCGACAAGGCGAGGCGAGATAAGACGGCCGTGGCGGGAGCCAAGGTTCTCCCGGTCTATGCCCAGACGGGCGGCAAGCTCGACCTCAAGCTGCAGGAGGCGATCGTTGGGTTTCGGCCCAACTGGAGACGCGAGCCTAATACGCAAAGCCCCGCCGTAAGGCGGGGTTTTGTCGTTTCAGGTGGGTGTGCGGCGAGAGCGCTTGCGCTCGGCGGCAAAGTAGAGCGGATCGGCGTGCCACGGGGGTTTGGAACTGATGCGCATAATGCTCTGGGCGCTGCGCTGCACATCATCCGGCGACATGGGGATGCCCCGAACGTAGCCAAGGCAGGGCATGTCGGGGTCGCGCCAGTCGAGGCGGTTATCGGGCGGATCGCGGCGGCGGCGGCGGGGCATGGGGGGTCTCCGGTGGGGTACTGGTTCCCCACTCGTGGGGAAGGACTTCGGCACTTCCCTCGCAGGCGGGGCAGAGGATGGTGCGACGGATGGGGTAGGCCGGCCCCTCGTCGCATATGATGCGGAGCCGGCCGCGGCCTTGGCAGCGCGGGCAGGGGATCACGGCAGGACCACCTGCGGCAGGGGCGAGAAGAAGTAGCCCACGCGGGTCATCGGTTGATCCTCCTCAGATTCTCGGCCACGGCGCGGCCGCGCGGGGTGATGGTCCAGTGGATCAGGGTGTTACCGCCGGGGCGGCGCTCGATCCGGCGGGTGAAATACCCCTGCACCGCGAGGCGGGTCATCCAGCGGTAGGTCACGCCTTGGTCGAGGCCGCCGGCCAATGCTTCGACCTCGGGCGAGGTGAGGGTGTAGGCGGGCGCCAGCAGCCAGCGCCCCAGCAACTCCATCGGCGTGGTGGGCGGCATCAGGACCGCCATGGCAGCCGCCCCGACAGCACGTAGTCGCGCACGATCTTGGCCACCACGGCCGGGGAAACCCCGGCCAGCAGGCAATAGGTGATCAGGCGCTGATAGGTGTCGTCCTGCATCCGGGCCACCACGGCGCGGCCGAAGCCGGCCCATTGCGGCTCGGTGGTGGTGTCGGCGCCTTGGGCGTCGTGCAGCGCGATCTGCGCCCGCTCGGCCGGGGTGACCTCCAGCCATTTCCTGAACTCTGTGATCATGAAATACGCTCCAGCACGATGTCCATCCGCCGCATGGCGAGGATGGCGCGGTTGAGAGCCGCCGGCCGGCGCTCGAAATTGACCGGCTCGCCGGTGGCGGCGTCGAGCAGGGCGACGTGGCGCCCCAGGTGATCGCGGTGGATCACCTCGGTGCGGGTGACGCCGTCGCGCCAGAAGCGGGTGGAGTAGACGTTATCGGTCATTCGGGATCATCCAGCCGATCGCGCGTCTCGAAGAAGCCGGGAAGCTGCGGGTTGCGGGCGAGGAACCAGCGCGCCAGCGGCGCGGTCCAGTTGTTGTTGGCCCGGAAGCCGAAATTGCCCTTCTCGATCTGCTCGTGCCAGCGGATGCGGTGCAGGATGGCGTCGGCCGAGTAGCGCTTGAGGCCGGCCTTGGCCACCTCCAGCGCCAGACGCTCGAACAGGAGGCAGACTTCCGGCGGCACCCCGACCGGATACACCGGCCGGGGCGGGGCGAGCGCCAGATCAAGCTGTTGCGGGCTGGCCATCGGCGGTCTCCGCCTTGGACGCGGGTTCGGCAAACGTCGGATCGCCAAGGATGTCCACAAGCACCTTGGCCTCCTGATCGGCCCACGCCGCGAAGGTGATTGCCGCCACGGCGGCGCCCAGCTTGAGATCATCGGCGTCCGTGGCCTTGTCGAGCAGCATGCTGACGCAATCGAACATGGCGTCGGCGCGGATCATCTTGACCAGAGCGATGGCGGCCTCCGCCTTGGCCTTGCGGGAGGCGCTGGAAGGCGCGTTGACGATCAAGCCGAAGGCGACCATGGCGCGGGACAGGTTGCGCTCGGCCGAATCGGCGCTGGTCAGCAGCTTTATCAGTTTTTCCATGTCCGGCGGGGTGGTCTCATTGGCAGTCTTGGCAGATGTCGTCATAGGGCAGTCTCCTTGGTTGCGGGGTGGAGGGGGTATCCGTCGCTATCCTTCGTACGCTTCGAAGTCCGTCATAATCTCGCGCTGCCTGCCTGCCGGAACGGTGCCATAGGCGAACAACGTCGTCAGCACGCCCTCATGGCCGAGGTTTTGGCTCCACGCCTTGAACTGCTCCGGCGTCTGACAAAGCCGTTCGCCCACCTGCGCCAGCGTGTGCCGCAGACTGTGCGGATGATAGTAAGGTAAACCCGCCGCCTCGAACGCCTGCTTGAAGATGTCACGGATCGGTGTTGCGTTCGCCCAGTGCTCACGCGATAGCTGCACATGCTCAAACTGTCCGGCTGTGCTCATGGTTGTCAGCGTCTTGGGAAATAGCGGGTCATCGTGGCCCCACAGCTTCTCGCGGCGCAGGTAACCCACCCATTCGACCACGATCTGCCTGATGTCGTCCCCGACCGGGAAGAAGGTGGTGGTGAATGTCTTGCTGTATTTGGTCTTCACCTCGCGGGCGTCCTGATAGAAGCAGCCGGTCACCGTGTCGATATGTTTGAGCTTGGCCGATGCCACCACGCTGTCCCGCGCTCCCGTCAGCAGAATGAACGCCATGACGGCACGATTGCGGCGCTCGATCTCCGTCCCTACCGGCATGTGCATGATGACATGGCGCACCTGCTCCACTGTCGGGACTGGACGGCTGCGGCGCGCCGTGGCGATCCGGGCATCCTTCTCTGATATGTTGAAGTAATCCGCGTCAGAATAGGAGAAGCGAGATTTGTAGCCTGGCCGCCCCGCCAGCCACTGGAAGAACCGTTTCAGGTGAGACAGGGTGGCGTGCAATGTCGCCTTGCTTAATGGCTTCCCGGTCGTCTCATTTCGCTGGCTTGACAACCATTGCTTAAACGCCACGGCCTGCTGGTGGTGGAAAGCTTTGAAGTCCCGGCACCGGGTATACGCCTCGAAGCGTGCAACGGCCGCCGCTGCAGCATCCACACTCGCTTCACTTTGGCGCTTGGCTTCCTTGAGGTAGGTGAAATACTCACGCTTGATCCGCTCGTTTGCGGGATTGTGTTTGCGCATGGCTCACGTTCCTGTCTTGAAGTCACTGTTCACGGAGGGATTATTGCTCTCGTCTAGTCGTAGTCACCGGGGCGGGTGAGGGCTTTGCGGCAGCGCGGAATCCAGATCGTCGGGCGCGGAGCCACGTCTTTCATCCATACCAGCCACGCATAGGAGGTGGCGGTTGAGGGCTTTTTCATCCGGCCGGTGGCCGGGTCGAAATAGGCAATATCGGGATCGCGCGGCGGTCCTTTGTGCAGCACCACGCGCTCGGTGAAGATCGCCACCGCGCTCGGTGGATTGGGCTGGAACACTCGGTTATAGCGGCCGGTGCCCTCCAGAAAGGCAATGCGGGCGAATACCGCGGTGCCCTGCCAGCCTGGGGACATAAATGAATGCCGGATGAAGGCTTCTCCCAGCTTGAACGGCGGGTTGGTGATGGTCCACTCGGCGCCAATCGGCGGCGGGGCGAGATAGTCCTTGACCAGATAACCCATGCCGTAATCGTGGATGTCCGAAGGACAGACGATGCCGAAGTATTCCGACAGCGGCCGGGCCATGTAGCCGCGGTTGGCGGCCGGTTCCGCTACTGCCATGCTGCGCAGCCGAAGCCGCCCGGTGGGGGGCATGAGCGGAAGGATGACGTGCTCAAAGAGCGCGCGGGTCGCCCACGGCGGGGTCGCGAAGTCGTCGAGGCTGTCCAGCGGTTCCTGCCGCTGCTGCATGACGGCCGAGGAGGTGTTTTGCGGCTTCATCGCGGCACCAGATCGTCGGCCGACAGCCCGGTCAACCGCATCACGGCGCGCAGCGCCCGCGGGCGCGGGATCGCCGCCCCGGCGCGCCACTTTGCCACCGTGCGGGAGGAGACGTTGGCGGTCGGGTTGTCGCGGCGCAGTTCCGCCTCCACCAGCATGGCGAAGCGGGTATCGTGGTAGTCGTGTTCCCACATCCAGCGGGCCAGTGGCGTTTTGGTGGTCATTTCACGCGAAACCCATAATTCAGCGTTGCGCTGTTGATAATTTTTATTGACCGTGCCTTTTTTAGGGAGTATGAAGTGATTCGTCAAGAGCGATCTTGACCACATCCAACGCCACATGAGGTTCCCATGGCAATAGGACCGAACACCATCACCCTGACCATTTACGGCGATCGCGGCGAGCACCAGTTCCGCTTTCCGGCGCGCTGGATCATCTGCCCTGACTGTGAGGGCTGCGGCACCGACCGCGGCGCCTCGGTCGAGTGCGACGGCGGCGGCTTCACCGCTTCGGAGTGGGCCGAGCAGGACGATGACTTCAAGGCGGACTATCTCGCCGGCCGCTACGACCGGCCCTGCCGGCCCTGTAACGGGCTGGGCCGTATTCAGGCGGTGGACCGGACACGTCTCGGCCGCTGGCAGAAGAAGCTCTACGCCGAATGGCGCCGGCAGGAAGCCGACAGCCGGGCTTGCGACGCCATCATGGCCGCCGAGAGGAGGATGGGCGCATGAGCCATCCCCTCGACATCCCCGCCTTCCTGATCATCGACGCCGGCGCCCGCAAGGCGGCGTGGCGGGGCGTCAAGATCACCCGGCAGGGGTCCGGCTTCCGGCCGACCCCGACGAAGCAGGAAGAAGCCGCCACCCGCCGCCTGCGCCGCGAAATCGAGGCCAAGGAGAAGGCCAAGCGCGATGAGCGCTTCGCCATGCTGCGCGAGAGGTGCAGCCGATGAAACAGTCCGCTTACCCGCGTGTGTTCATCCTGCCGAGCGGACGCCATGTCCGCCCGCGCACCATCATGAACGCCATGAAGGTGATCCGCACCAACCCCGACGCGGACTATCCGGGCTGGGATTGGTTCTCGGTTCCGGGGCACTTCATCATCCGCGAGGTTCAGCGCGGAATTGATGATCGCATCAACATGCGCGCCGCCGTCGCCAAGGCCACGGGAGGCGCATCATGAGCCGCTATTCGATCAGGCCGTGCCCGTGTGGCTCTGGCAAACCAAGTCGGTGGGCCTTCGACGCCCGCGGTATCGAGTTGTGCCGGACCTGCGACGATTGCCACGACAGGAAGATGGCGCAGTTCCGCCCCGAGGTGCTGACCGATAGCCAGTATGAGGCCGACGATCTGGGAGACGACGAATGACCAACGACACCACCCACCGCCACGTCATCCGCTTCCTGCGCAGGCTGAAAGCGCACAACATCAAGACGGTGTTCATCGTCTACAAGCCGGAGGAGACCCGCGTGATCCTGTCCGGCCGCAACGTCCGCATCTATCCCAACGGCCGGATCGTGCCGTGCATGATCCCGTTCGGCGGTGTCGAGGATCATGTGCAGATCGATCCCCATGCGCGGGCAGCGTTGTACCAGCGCATCCATGCCCGCGACCTGACCTGGGCCGGGGTCTGCCGGCGCCATGGCTGGAAGGACGAAGCCCGCGCCGCCGTCAATTACGCCACCCGACTGCGTGTGAGCGGGGAGGCCGCGTCATGCTGATGGACGAGCGCAAGCGCCGGGTCTGCTATATGTGCGAAGGCGTCGGCACCGCCGACGATGCCCACTGTCCGCATTGCGGCTGGGACGGCGTGATCTTCGCCTTCGATGCGCCGGAGAACGACGGCGACTATCCCGACGAGGAGGACGCCGCGTGATCGACGCCTTCAACCATGCTCTCAACGTGGCGCTGGATCGCGCCTGCATCCCGCTCCTGATGGTGACCGCCGTGGTGGTGGCGGTCGCCTATCTCGCCTGACCCCACCTTAAACCAAGAGGAACAGCGCCGGCTCGCCCGGCGCTGCACGAAGCACCACCAATCAGGAGAACGACCATGGGCGACATCAGCTACAACAACTGGAAGGCGCGGCTGGAAGGCGCCAAGGTGCCGACGCACGACGGCGATCCCGACGCCGGCTTCTACCGGATGCCGGTGCGCTCGCCGCGCAGCGAGGGCAACGCCATCATCGGCTGGCGGCCGGTGGCGTATTTCTACGCCACCCACGAGGCCCGCATGGTCGGCGTGATCGATGACCGCGACATGACCGACAACGAGGTCACCGACCTGTGGACCTATGTCTGCGCCTATCCGGTCCCCGAGGAGGTCTATCGCGATGTGACCGAGGACGGCAAGCCGTGGCCGGCCGGCCTGATCGGCGAGCCGAAGCGCGCCGCGCCGAAGCCGAAGGCCAACGGCAACACCGCCAGCCCCGCCGCGGTGCCGACCGCCACCGCAGGCCGCAGCGTCACCAAGACCGACAACCAGCCGCCGGAGGCGTTGCCGGAGGACGTGGTCCTGCGCGAGCGCATCGAGAACGCCAAGCGGGTAGCGGAGGGCTATGCCGGGATCGGCGACGACGAATCCGCGGCGAAGGCCGCCGGCGCCAAGAACCTGCTCAACGAGTTGAAGGCCAAGGCCGAGACCGCCAAGGAGATCGAGTACCGCCCGCACAAGCTGGCGGCCGACGCGGTGGCCAACAAATGGAATCCGATCATCAGAATCGCCGAGGCCGCCGCCAAGGCCACCGATATCGAGATCAGGAGGTGGGAGCAGAAGAAGCGTGATCTGGCGGCCAAGCTGGCCGCCGAGGCTGCCGCCAAGGCGCGCGCGATCGAGGAGGCCAACCGCCGCGCCGCCGACCGCGCCATCGCCAATGGCGCCCCGGAGCCCGCTCCGGTGGTGGCGCCGCCGCCCCCACCACCGCCGCCGCCCAAGGCCACCGTGCAGGCGACCTACGGCCGCGCCGTCTCGGTCAGGGAAAAGACCTTTGTGGTGATCGAAAACCTCGACGAGGTCTACGCCCACTTCAAGGCCAACGCCGAGGTGATCGACCTGCTCACCAAGCTGGCACAACGCGACATCGACGCCGGGCTGAAGGTGCCCGGCACCACCACCCGCAAAGGAGTAATCTGACCATGGGCTACATCGTGATTGACACCGAAACCTCGTCCCTGTTCCGCCACCGCGACGACGCCGGCAACGTGATCCGCTCCGACGCGCCGGGCCAGCCGCGCATGGCCGAGTTCGCCGCCATCCTGCTCGACCATGATTTCAAGGTCGAACGCGAGTTCCAGAGCTACATCCAGCCGGTCGGCTGGGACCACGACATGACGCCGGAGGCGGAAGCGGTCAATGGCCTGTCGATGGAGTTCCTGCGCGCCAACGGCCGGCCGGTGATGGACGCGCTGATGTTCTACATCGGCGCAGTGCGCGACGAGGGCCGCATCGTGGTCGGCTTCAACCAGCAGCACGACGGCCGCGTGATGCGCGCCGAGTTGCGCCGCGCCGGCCTCGACGACTTGTTCGAGACCACGCCGAACATCTGCGCCATGCGCTCGATTCACACCAACCTGCGCGGGCAGGTGAAGAAGCTCAACGGCAAGGGCGGCTTTCCGCGCCTGATCGATGCCGCGGCGCATTTCGGCATCCCCTACGACGAGAGCCAGCACCATTCGGCGCTGGACGACGCCCGTGTCACCGCTGCGGTGGTGTGGGAACTGCACAAGCTGGGCGCGCTGCTGGAGCCGGCGGTGCATCACGCCAAAGGTTTTTCTGGAGAGGTCGCATGAACACCCGTCGCAAGATTCCATCCGCCACCGCCGCGGTCTCGCTGCCGGAGACCGCCTTGCCGGCCGAGGTGCAGGTGCCGAAGGAGGCGATGGCGATGCAGGCCGTGATCCCGGCCGCCCCGCGGCAGCCCGAGCCGAAACTGTACCCGGCCAAGATCGCCGCCGCCCTGATCAAGATCACCCGCGAGATCGGCAAGATCACCAAGCAGGGCCGCAACACCTTCCACAACTACGATTACGCCAAGTGGGAGGACATCCTTGAGAAGCTGTCGCCGCTGATCGCCGAGGCCGGCCTGATCATCGTCCAGAACGAGGTCTCGCACGGCGCGTTCGAGAACGTGACCATGATCGAGATCACTTACGAGTTCTCGATCATCAACGAGGACGGCGATGTCTGGCCCGACCGGCCGCGCATCACCGCGATCTGCAAGATCAGGGACATCAAAGGCATCATCGACGACAAGGCCGCCTCGAAGTGCCACACCCAGGCACAGAAATACATGATGACCTCGCTGTTCAAGATCAGGACCGGCGACATGGCCGATCATGACGCCGATGCCGAGCAGCCTCCGCGGAACAGCCAGCGCCACCGCAGCGTCCCGTCCGCCGACGGCCGGACCCGGCCCCATGCCATCGCCATCATCAACGGCGAGGGCGCCGCGGCATGGGTGGACCGCTTCATCGCCGCCATCGCCAAGGCCACCAGCGAAGCCGAGATCGACGCTTGGGACAAGGCCAACGACAGCACCATCGCCAAGGTGCAGCGCGTCGACACCGAGCAGTACAACCGGCTAGTAGATGCGCTGGAGAAGCACCACGCCCGCGTCAAGCCGGCCCCCGCGCCCAAGACCATCACCACAGAGAAGGCCGCGCCGGCGGCCGAGCAGGCCGAGGTCAACGACGATGAGCGCGATTGGCTGATGGGCCTGTCTGGCGCCTTCTCCGGCTGCGAGGACATCGCAACGCTGGACGCCGAGCATGATCGGCTGATGGAGCCGCAGCGCGGCAAGGTCGGGCAGGCCGCATGGCAGATGGCCATCGACGCCTACGACGAGCACCGCGAGCGGATCGAGAGGGCGTGATGCGGACGATCTGGCGCGTCACCGAAACCGGCCTGACGCCGACCGACGACGAGGCGTGGGAGGCGTTGCGCGCCCACAAGGTCGGCGCCGAGGTGCTTTGCGAGCCGAAAGGAGCGCGCAACCCGAAACAGCTACGGCTTTGGTGGTCGCTTTGCTCTCTGATTGCCGAAAACGATCCGCATTATGAGTTCACCGGCAAGGATGGCGTCAGTGACGACATCAAGATCGGCGTAGGAATCGTGAAGCGTCGCATTGATCGATATGGCAATGAGCATATTGATCCCGGCAGCATTGCCCCTGAAAAGATGGAGCAAAGCGAATTCAATTCGATATTTACCCGCGCCATCAATCTTGTCTGCGACTGGACCGGAAACCAGCCGAAGGAAATTCAAGACGAGGTGTTCCGCAGGGTGGCTGATAAGCGCTACGAAGGATACCGCCGATGAGCCGCAAGCGCGCCCATATCGGCCTCAAGACCAAGCTGGCCGCCGCCATCGGCGCGCTCTACTTCACCCATGAGGAGCGGACAGCACTGTCTGAGGACCAGATTCTGTCACTGGTGGCGTGGGACCATGACCCGATCCCTCACGCCCACGACGGCCCCGACAGCCATGACAACCTGACACCGCGCCTGATCGCGGAACACCGGGTAAAAACCGCGACCGCCGACACGCCGGCTATTGCCAAGGCCAGCCGGATCGGTAAAGCTGAAACCGAGTTCCGTGCGCGTCTTTTGGCACCACGCTCCGAGCGGCCGGCGAAGAAGTCGAACTTCCCCAAGGGCCGCAAGATGGTGTCTCGCAATAGCTTTAAGCGCAATGAGAGGACCACATGAGTCACAATGCCGGCGACCGCAAATGGCTGCGCCAGACCATCCGCATCAACGGCCAGAGTGTCGGCCGACACATCATCCGCTGTTCGGAGTGTTCGGCCGAGCATGAAATCCTCGACCGCGGCTATCGCCAGTTGCCGTTCGATGAGGTCGAGCGTCGCATGGTCCGCGATAAATGGTTCGTCGGCAAGAACGAGAAGCACGACCTCTGCCCGGCATGCGTCCAGAAGAAGCAGGACGAGCGCCGGGCAAGACGCGCGGCGCGGCCGAAGCCGGAACTGACGATTGTCTCCAGTGCACCAGCGCCCGCATCGCCTTCCTCTGCCCAACAGCACATCCAAGAGAGCGCGCCCATGACCACCACCATGCCGGACAGGCCGATCAATCGCGACGACAAGCGCCTGATTAACCTCAAGCTGCACGAGGTCTATCTCGACGAGAAAAGCGGGTACTACGCCCCGCACACCGACCATTCGGTCGCCAAGGACTTGGGCGTCCCGGTGTCATGGGTGCGTGAAATCCGCGAAGAAATGTTCGGGCCGGCGCACTCCAATTCCGACATCGACGACCATCTGGCCAAGATCGAGGCGGCCAAGACCGAAGCCCTCAAGATCATCGCCGAAGCGAACGCCGCCATCAACGATCTGAAAGCGATCGTCGTCAAGCTGCCGCCGCTGTCGGACCGCATCAACACCATCACTCGCACCGTGGAAGGCTTGAGCCGAGTCTCCGAGGTCATCAGGAAGGCGGTGTCGTAATGACGAGACCGCCGCGAAAACAAATTGGAGTCCGCCCATGACGAGCAAGATCGATGATGGTGGGGCGGCTTTCGCGATGCCTGCCAGCGAACATAGTCAGGGCGGCCACTTTGAACAACGTGGCCTCTCCAAGCGCGATTACTTCGCTGCGGCGGCGCTGACGGGGTTGCTTGCGAGCCCCAACGACAGCGTTTATCGGTACGTCATTGAGACTGCCAAGACCACGAGCCCCGCGCCAATGGTCGCCGGACTCGCATACGAACTGGCAGATGCCCTGATCGCCGCCTCCAAGTCGGAGGCCCATCATGGGTGAGAGCAAGATGCCGGCGAGGATTCGCGTTGCTCAAGACGCGGACGGCTTCTGGACGTGCCGCGAGGCCGTAAGTGGATCGCCTGAATACATCCGCGCCGATCTCGTCGAGCCTCTGGTAGAGGCGCTGCGGCGTATGGTGTCGGAACGTCACGAACCTGGCAGTGAAGCCGTCCAATTATCTTACGCCGCCCTTCAAGCCTACGAGGCCGCGCAATGACCTCCCTCACCTCACTCATTGAGCGCGTCGAGGCTGCGACGGAAGGCAGCCGGGAGTTGGATGGCGATATCGCGCTGCTTGTCGGATGGGAGCCGACGCACGAACGGTCATCGAGCTTAAAGTGGGCTTATACGTATCCTTCATTCCGAGAGCGATGGAAGGGAGATCGCCGCCCATTCGATAACTGGAATGTGCCGCGCTATTCGACCTCCATCGACGCCGCCCTGACGCTGCTGCCGCTCGGCTATGAATACGATCTGACCAACATATATGGCGTTGCTCGTGTATCGGTTGGGCTCAATTGCGAGCCCGGCCCATTCTATGGAGCGAATGAGTGCGGCTCCGTGCCCCTCGCCCTTCTCGCCGCCA